GCATTTTCCTTTGATTCCTTATGTTTTATCTACAGAATTATATCGACTTTAAGCTAACTTGTCAAATACTATTTTTAAGATGGTATCGCTAGAAGGATACATTTGAGATTTGAAATGAGTATAATGCATAACGTAACGCATCTGCCATGTGAGATGCCATGTTGTGCTTCGGTTTTTCCTTCATTAGATTTGGGTTTGGGTCCCACTGGTATGCATCAAGGCAGGATAAGGACTGTTGTGCTTCTTGATCCACAAACATTGTGTCGTTCTCAATAATTCCTGATACATGTCCAATTCCGTCAAGTACGGACTTCTTCGCGTTGATGGTGGAAATATCGTAGTTCTGCGCGAGATCAAAGCGTGTTTGTTGAGCGGCTGAATCAATATAAATGAAATCAATATCCCAGCGGTCAATGAGCTTCTGGATCTCGGTAGCGTGCTGTTCAGTAGTTCTCTCAGCATCGAAGTATTCGTCCACCAAATAGTATTGTTCTGTATCCCAATCATACGCAATAACGCACATTGCTGTGGGGTCTTTGTAGCCGACATCCAACCCCGCGAAGACATCCATTTTACTAGTATCGAGTTGAGAAAAGTCTTTAACTTGGGTTTCAAAGTTGAATTTCCAGATCTGTCCTTCATAAGTATTAAAATCAGCCTCGTACTCTTGTCTAAACTCTGCTTCCGACATAGACTTACGTGCTTCTGCTATATCGGTTTCGCTCATTCTTGGGTTGTCTTTATAAGTAGCTCGTATGCTACACCATTCAGGAAACTCATCTGAGAATCCTCTATAGAAAAACTCAGAAAACCAGTTATTCCTACCACGAGGGGTAGATATAAAAATAGCTTTAGAATTGTCTTTATCCAGTGTTGGTCGTAGTGCAACATTGAAAGCATCCTTTCCATCGGCTAGTGCCGCTTCATCAAATATAATAAGATCATAGGAACGGCCTACACAAGAGTCTACTTGGTTAACCGAACCCATTCTTACGGCAGAACCGTTTGAAATTTCAATTACTTTGTCTTTTGCGTTATCTTTTGTAACTTCTAGGTCAAAGTGCTTAATCAAGTTTCTTTGCAAATCAAAAGAGATCTGAGACAAGGAATAGTTGGGAGACATGATTAAAATATTGGAGCCTGGCACTAAAGACACGAGCTGTCCTATAATGTTGGCTATGTACGTTTTGCCTTGCCGACGGGAGACAGCGGCAGAGACAAAACGATATTTAGGGTTGTTAATCGCATTGATAATTGCTATCTGCGAGGGCAACGGTGTGATGTTCAGCAAATCCAAATAAGGATCGACTGGAAGTTTTAGAAACCTTGTCTCAGATCTATAATCAACTAACTCTTCCGAAAGTATATCTTTTCGGCTTACTTCAACTGCCATATTAATCTTCTTCTTTTATTAGTGTCCAAATGCCGTAGCCTAAACCTACCCATGCTAGAAGTTTTGCTAAACCTCCGAGTAGAATTACTGAACCGCAAACTCCGATAAGTACAATTCCATCCCAGGATGTACGTTGTTTTAGTAGCTTACTTAGATACTTCAAGTTGTGTACCTCTTTTCTTATGTCCGTTCCATGCTACGAAACCTGCTAAACGTAGTGCATAGTATGCTAGATAATTGAGGGCATAAAAGCCGTTCACTTCGATACAGATGTCTCGAAAAAGACCATCCATATGTTTTTGGTCATGATAACCAATATTACTACCATCCTTCTTCATAAGAGTAGCGTACTTATAACCATAGTCATGAATTAAGCCACCCATAAGCAATACTCCTACAGGAGAAAGAAAAGTTGCTAAGAACTTAGGAACTGATGCTCCATCAAATTGAAAACCTGCAGGAATCTTGTAGCCTACTCCGTCAATTGTGTAGTGAAAATCTTCTACAATTTTCCACTGACGACTACCCATTAACCACATTAAAATAGCTCCCCAGAAGCCTTTACTTGCTGTTGCAATTGGTACTGGTTGCATTTTTGGCATAGTAGCAAACTCAAATCCAACTCGTTTCAAGTCTGGTTTATCTAGTTTATTAATGATGTAGCTAACTGCAATTACTGCGATTACTATTGTCCACTGCCAAAATGTTACTGCTAAATCTAGTATTGTTTCCATTATTTTTTACCTTTCATTGCTTGTGTACCGAAGAAGGCTGCAACTATACCGGCAACGGCTACAAAATATGTAGGTGCCATATCTCCTAAGGTATCCTGTGCTTGATCTAAGCCAGCTAGTGATGCTAGTACAACTGCGAAGGGGTATAGTAGTAAACCTCCTAATGCAAACCATGTCATGTTACGCTGTGCATCACGCATAGCGTCTGCATCTTCTAACTCTTTACGTTTAAATTCGAGGTATAGTGCCTCTTCTTCTTTTGATACGCTACCATCGCCATTTGTATCTGCTGGATGATAATTAGTGTCTTCTACCATTTTACTTTATCCGCCCAATATGCTGCAGACATTTTGCCTTTAGCTATATTCTTTGCGTGTCTTGCTTTAAACGACGCACGTTTCTTTTTCATTCTATCAGACTCTCCAGCCTTCGGCTTCCCTGCCGTTTTAGCTCCCTGCTGGCCGAAGCGAATAGTCTTAATCTTATTGCCCACTTTTGCCACAACAATGTGTGACTTCTTCGCATGGCCTGGAGTACGTTTAGGTTTGTTATAACCTTTAACTTTTGCTCTTGCCAAGCGAGGATCTCTTTTCTTACCTTTTCTTTTTCTTGCGGCCACTGCTTTTTCTCCGTTTCACGAATGTACTAACATTGCGTGGCTTGCCCCCTGGATTTCCTGCTTTTCGTTTTCTACGAATAGCTGATCTTTTCTGGGCTGCTGTCATACGAGCAGCTTTTGCTGCTGGTACACATTTAGGGTACCCTTTTCCTTTTGCCTTCTTTCGACCGCAGGATTTATATCCTCCACCCTTCTTAGGACGAGATATATCTACCCATTTTTCTTTAAACCATTTTGTAAGCCCGCCCTTAGGTTTTCTCATTTCTTAACCCCCATTCGGTACTTACCACCACGTTTCTTATATTCTTTTACTAAGAAAGCATTTGCATAGGCTGAAGGGTATACTTTAAACTTTCTTTTAGTCAGAGCTTTTACTGTCGAGTACAGTCTTTTGTTTGTTGGTATTGGTTTCTTTTTTGCTGCTCTTTTCTTTTTTCGTTTTACTGCCATTAGATTTTATCTCTAGCCCCAAAGAGCTCTTGGCCTCTGCTTCAGTGTTAAATCTAAAAAGTTTTCCTTGATCATCTCTGTAACACCAACGTCCGCGCTTTTCATAAATCTCAATCATCTTTTTCTCCTTTTCTTTATAGCATTTTCATAGGCTTTGTGTGTACTGCCTGCCATATATATTTTGTTTTTTCCTCTACCATGAGAATGGGTGCCTTTGAGACCTAAACGTTTTGCTGCAGCTTTTGCTGCTTTCTTAGTTTTATATCTCATTAGTAGCCTCGACGTTTTTTACCGCCCTTCTTTTTCTTGCGTTTTTTTGATTTACCTGCACAGTGCATAACTTACCCCAATTGGGTGATCAGTGTAATAATGACCCCCGCCAGGAACATAATAACTGTTCCACCTATACTAACCATACGAGTCTCTATTCTATTAAGAGACGTTTCTACATCTTCCAAACGCTGAAAACAAGTCTTCCAACGCTCTTCACATTGTATTTCATGGGCAAAGAGACCTTTTTCAAGATCTGTTATTCTATCATTCGGTTCCATCTTTTAAAAGTTTCTCCATTAGCTTTCCATAATTTCCCTGACCAAATGGAACAGCTTCATTAATCTGTACATTTGTTTGGTTCTTTATGTTGCTTGCCTGAGCCTTTTCTAAGTCTGCCTGAGCTTTAATCTCATCTATACGCATCTTATGGGCCATTTGCAATAAGTCAGCTAGATCCTTACTAGAATATACGCCTGATTCCTCTGCCTCTTCTAACTTCGCAGCGATCATATTATCTAGTAAAGATCCAATGTTATTCTTATTACGATATCCTAAGTCTAAGTAAACAGTATCAATATACTTTTTTACTTCACGCTTATTTAACACTTCTACTACTTGTGTTTCCGGTACTTGAAGATACTCACACACTCCACGTATGTTACCGAACTGTAAATAACTGTTTGCTATCTCCAGCCCTTCAGGTGAAATTGTAGTGAGTTCTTTTGCCATGTCTCGTATTATACTAAGTTAGGGTTGTATTGTCAACACTTATTTTTCGCAGGTCTAGTCTGCAAGTGGGTTATCAAGTGCTTTTTGTAGTTTATCGCCAAATCGTTTTTCTAGCTCTTTTAAGTCTCTAGCATTATCAGACATCAAGGAGTCTCGTCTTGTTTCGAATCGCTCACTTGCCTTGTCTATCATGTCTCGTACTTTTTCTTCCATATTTCGAGTTTTATCTTCTACGCGATCTGCTTGTTTTTCTATACTGAGAATATCATCTCGTAGTCCGGACTTAATGTCTCGTGTATATTCAATCGCATCATCTAGCTTCTGTATTATCTGAGTATTTTTTGCGTCTATCGCATCTACATCAATATTTTGTACAATTTCTTTCATATCCATGTAATCTTTGTAAAACTCGAAGGCAGCCCAGCTAGCACCGCCCAGCGTAGAAAGAGCAGTTAATATTACCGCCATCTTCCCACCTTTGAATGTCATTCCTGCAATTTCAAATTCTGCCATTTTTTAATTTTCCTCAACATCGTCTGTGAATTGAAGCTGACGTAATTGCATAACCTCACGCTGTAGCTTCTCTACTTCTAGACGTTTCTTTGTTAGTTCCAACTGATACAGAGTGTTACAGTTGATACGTTCTTTTGGTCCGCCGATAGGAATATTTATGCGAGCGTATACTCCTACGTCTCGATATTCTTGATCTTGTACTTCTTGAATTTGAGTACTAAAAGGGGTATCACCCTGTTCAATAATGCCTACTACTCCAAACTCGAAATTCGTAGAGGAACCTATAGCATTCTGACAGTCAACGTTGCCTGATCTAATTTTATCTTGAGCATGGGTTTGATTCGACTGCGGGATGTTCAGATTCAGTGATCCTTGTCCCCATGTCGAACTACTTACCAGTAGTGCCAATAAAACTATCTTTTTCACGCTTGCCTCTTATTTTATTTTTGAACAAATCCTTGATGCGAGTAATGTCGGTGCACTCTTACCTTTCAGAATTTTCGATTTAGTGCAAATATAGTGTGCTTTTTCTTGATCTTTTGTGCGAACATAGACTTCTATATCTTTATGATCTAGATAATCCATTTGTATAATTTTGCTTTCCGTAGCAAATTTGACAGGCTTCCAGTCTTTATCATAGACTGAGACTGAATAATAGTTGATATCCTTTCGACTATTAAATAGATGCATCTCTGCTTTAAGAACTCCTGACATATAAGAAGTTTCTAATGTAGGGTAAGTGGGGGTTAACTCATGACTCCAAACGAAGCCATGAGTTAACACACCAAGTAATACAACCCAGAATCGCATTACAGTGCAATACACTCCGCAGTTACGGTTGCTTGATAGTCTCCACCAGGGAAGGACTTATCATAACCATAGTCTGCTGTTGAAGTAATATCAAACCAAACGCTGCCTTGCACATCTAAGTCATACTCAGTAGTGTTATTATACTCTACTTTGTTTGTCTCAAATGATGCCATTGACTCGTCTGAAGTTTGACTTACTGTTACACTGCCTGTCCAATTTACAACGTCATTCAAAGAAGGACTGCTTGTAAAATCGTCAGGATAACTAATTTTGGCTTTGTAAAGCTCTGCGCTAATAATATCGTAACGAACTACAGGTACAACTCCACCGTCTGAAGGGTCAGTGCTTAGTAGATTTGCAGAAGGGTTACCATAAACGCCAGGAGTATCTACATTGATTACGCACTTTGATGCTACTGAACCTGTAATAGGTACATTTGCAAAAGCTGCGCTAGAAAGTAAAAGTCCGGCTGCTAACAAAGATTTCTTCATAGTATATCTCTTAAGTGCCGAAGCACTCTTGATAATCAATTATCATATTGTGATTGTATCATTTCTTCATGCAGTTTTTGTTGAGTGTAGTTCACTCGTCTTCCCT